CGAGGTCGTCTACCCATATTGATTAAAGTTTCTGCTCTAGTTCTACCTGTTCCAAGTTCTCGTACTTTAGCATCATGAGGTAAATAATCATCACCCCAGTATTCTATTTGCATTTCATCCATTACTTTTACATAGTGGTCTAATCCAACTCCTGCACTTTCATAATAATCAAATATTCTTATCTCACCCATAGTAACTTGAAAAAACCATAAAGCACAACTATCAGATATTCCTAAATCCCAAGCTACATGAACAGGTAAGCTAGGGTCTCTTTCTACTTTTGTAATTCGTCCTTCTTGTTCTGCTTCTATAATTAAATTACCATAGTATGAGCCTTTAATCGCAGCTGCCCATGAACACTCAAATTCTTGCATAAACTCATCTTCACCCATTTGTTTTTTTGCAGCTTCTAATTCTACAGGGTCTACTACTCCTGTTTCACTTGCACGATAGATAGCTCTATGCCAATCAGGTTCATGTTTAGCATCTTCATATAATTGCCAGAATTGATTTCTACCTTTTGGTGTACCAATAAATATTGCCCACCCTTTTCTATCGGTTAATGCAGGTCGTATCACTTCACTCCACATTCTAGGAGACATATCTGCATACTCATCCATTACACAACCATCTAAGAATATTCCTCTCAAGGCATCTGGGTCATCTCCTGCACCATACAATCGTATACGACTTCCATTTATTAAATCTACTCGTAATTCGGATTGGTTTACTTTTGTGCCAGGAATGTTTTTTGTATAATATAATAAATAATCCCAAGCCACAGCTTTTGCCTGTCGGTAGTATGGAGCAATGTATGCGTATCTACCATCTTTTCTTTCTGTTTTTATTTCTAATGCTTTGCGTAATATTTCTGTTATAGCATACACAGATTTACCCCAACGTCTGTGTGATACACAAATCTTAAATCGTTTATTATTTTTATGTAAGTCTGCTTGTTGTGGTCTGGGTGTGTAAGGAATGGTTATGTGCATAGGGAACAGGCTACCATTTCTTACACGACCAGTATCGAGCTGTTAGTTTAGAAGGTGGAGATGTGTCGCACTTATGTCTAGCTCGAAAACTTTTCCTTCTATCAGGACTACTTTTTTTTATTCTCATATTAGGGTCGCCAAATCGTATGAGTTTTGTTTGTCCATTAGCTCTTGCTAATACAGCAAATTTTTTATTTTTATTTGGAGTTCTTTTTGGTTTATTATAACCAGAAAATCTTTCACCCCTATAGTCTATACTCATGCTTTTTTAGCTTTACTCTTTGCTGTTTTGGATAGGTCTTTAAAGTGAAATAATTTAACACTGGTTTTACCATGTGTTTTACCAGTATGTAAATCTCCGTTAGGCATTTTATGCGTATTGCCTTTAAACAAAGAACCATCTCTTTTATAATGTTTTACACCCTTCATTATGCCATCCTCTTTTTTGTTTTTTTCTTAGTCATAACTATTTTAGTTTTTTTCTTCATAGGTTTTTTCTTAGTCATTTTTTTACTGCTACCATATCCGTAATTCATTATGTACTCCTTTTTTTCTTTTTAATTTTATTTGCAATTTTCTTAAAGATACCTTTAGCTGGTGCACCCTTTTGTCCTACTTTACGCATCTTCTCACCAGACCCTGCTGCTATACGTTTTCTTTTTGCGTTAATATTAGAATATAATCCTCGTCTAGCCATGTGTTAGTTTCTCCTTTACTACTTCAGCTTCAATTGGTTTCTTATCATCTAAATTAAAACTTACTGTTATATTATTAGGTAACCCTTCATGCTCGACAGTTTCTCTAAAACCAGCTTTCGTCTTTGCTAAAAATATTGCCGAGATAGTATCACCCTTCATAGCTTTCTTATACAACTGACTACCAATAGACATCACCAATTTCTCTTTACCAGCATCTAACTCATGCCTAAAATATTTCCTAAGGGTAGTAACATCACAATTCATTAGCTTCGCTATCTGTGCCTGATTTAATCCAAACCCAACAGCCAACTCTACTTGATGCCTGTTCTCTTCACTTAGTTCAAACTTAGGTCTACCACCTTTAATTGCTACAGTCATACAACAACATATAAATAACTAATCACCATATGTCAAAACCTTTTTTGTTTTTTATAGTTTTACTAGCAGTAAACACTTATTTTATACCCCAAAATTATTTAGCCAATAGGTTGTAAGGTGTTGTTTAGTATGTGGGTACTATATGCCTTTAGATAAGCACCAGTACCACCCCACATCCGTTTATTGTAAAAAAAATCTAAAAATAAAAATGTCAATGAACCTTCTATAATCTTATAGCTTATACATATAAATATTAATTATTAGCTTAATATATATATGTTCTTATTCTGTTCTGTATCGTTTCTAATGCCTTGTAATGATATATAAGGTTACTTACTACCTATTATGCTTACTTGTATTACGCAAGGCTTATACCTGGTTTAATGTAGGGTTCTGGTTTTGTTCTGCTGCCAGGTGTTAACTACTCTTTTTTATCTGAAGAGATACGTCTTTAATTAATAAATACTAAATACTTAATACTTAAAGCCTTACCTACATTATATTTCTTTTTCTTATATATTCTTTTTAGATAGTTAGTAGTTTATAGTTTATATATAGTAAGCTATGGGCATATTCTACAGTATAATAAGAATACTAGATAACTAAGGTATTTAATAAAATATTGAATTACATAGTAATTAATTAATTGCTTAGAGATTATTTAGTTTTTTTATTATGCCTTATATGTATTGATGTATGTATGTTTTATAATAACGCAAATCTAAATATTATTATTGTTTAGTTGTTCCCTATTTTACTATTATAAAATTAAAGCTTGACAAGTTTTAAAAGTGTCAAAATTAAGGCTTGGGAGTTATCTTATAATTTTAATATTAACTGTTTACAAAATGTAAACTAATATGGTAAGATGTTTATATTATTAATTAATTGGAGTTTATATATGTTAGATAAAGAAATTAAAAAAGATATTAATAGATTATTAAGAGATATAAAATTTAATATAAATTTAAAATTTGGTACAAAAAGAAATCTAGACCAAATCAAATTCGATTGTGAAATGATAGGTTATTATATTAAATTACAAACAAAAAGAAATTATAAAGTTTAATGTTTCTTATAGTGCTTTTATTAGCACTATGAGAAGTATTATTATACTTCAATTTTATTAATTAATTATGGAGCAATTATGAAAGTATCAAATTTATATAATAGAAATGGTAACAAGGTTAAAAATCAATTTATTGTTTATGATGATAACAATAATAAATTTTTTCAGAGTTATGATTCAATAATAGTAAAAATAGAAAATTTTATTGATAGTGATAAAGAAAGTAAAATTTATCTAGATAGTAAATATTATAATTATTCAACTACTACATCAAAATATAGAAATATCTTTTTAGAAGAAAATACAAGAGAAATAGAAAAGAAAATAAAAGACGGCATCTATATTTTAACTAACTTAAATTAATGTTTAAATATACCGTTATTAATTTGACGGTATTCTTAAGCATTATAAATGTTTATGGTAGCTAGTCCATTACTAGTTAATTAAATTGGAGTAACAAAATGACATTAAAAGAATCAATAACTAGGTCAATAATGTATAAAGAAATAAAAGACTTAAAAATTCCTAATGAATGGGAAGATGTAACTTATGGAAATGATGCGTGTTGTTCATTTAGTTATAGATATTTTCAAATATTTATAGACCATAAAAATATTAAAGAGAGAGAAATACAAGACGGATTCAGATATACTGTAATATTAGAAAAGAATTACGGTTATGGATTTGGTTTATTACAAAGCAATAATTTTAACGAAGTAAAAAAGTTTGTTAAGCAATCTGTAAAAAACTTAATAAAAAATTGTGATAAACAAAATAAAATACAATTTATTATGCATGAAAGAAGCAATCAAAATGTAGCTCATAAATATTTTTTAGATTATTCAAATCTAGAAAAACGCAAATCTATTGAAAATGAATATAAAAATTATTCTGAAGAAAAATTAAATAAAACTTTTGAATACTTTTTATCTTTAAATTTACCTTATTAGTATTTTTTGTAGTGCCTTATTAATTTAAGGCATTATAAAAAGTATTATAGAATACTTTGCAAGAAGTCATT